CTGCAGAAGATAATTCTTTGCGTGGATTAATTTTGCTGGTTTATCATTGGTCAGAAAAGTATGATGTTACTGACTTTTTTAAGGGATGTAAACCATTGATCTATGGAGATGATATGGTCGTTTCCGTAAAGAAAGAATATACGGATCATATGAATAATCTGACTTACGCAAAATTTATTTCGAGAGAGACTTCCATGACATTCACATCAGCAGCAAAAGGTATCGTTGAAGAGCCTTTCATTGCGCCGCGGAAGAGTAGTTTTCTAAAGAGAAGGTTAGTTAAGCGTTCTTGGTTTGATAACAAGAGCGTGGCGGCCTTGTCTCCAGATTCTTTGAAGCGATCCATGGATTGGATGTTGCCATCACGTTTTGAGACTCCAACTAAACAAATGATTGGCACATTGAATGCTATGTTACGTGAACTGCTCTTTCATTTGCCACCAGATCAGGTTGAAGTGGTGAGAAGAAGGTATATTGACGCATTAGCTGAGTCGTACTCTTTGTTACCGGATGAAGTAGCTTGCTACGTTCTGCCAATTTCGAACGTTTACAAAGATTTGTATATGGCTCAGGTTCATGCCGACCAAGAGATTGCGATAGTCGGGGAAGAATCGCACCGTTTCTTTGATTACCTAAGTTTAGTCTTTGGTGGTTTTGACATTCTTAAGGCTTGGAAACGCGTCCCAGAAACCCAAGCTGACTGCGCTATGAGCAAAGCGCCGCCAGTTATCAAACGGCTCACTGAATCGAATTTACAAACTGTTTACCTTTCCGAGATTGATACTCTGAATCAGAAATTACATCGTATCAAAACGGCTATTTCAGACGAATTCAAGGACTTGGATGACGTTATGGCATATCGCGAGACTGAGATGTATCAACATGATCCGAACGAAAAGAATCGAATTGACCTCATAATTGAGATGTTTGGTCAGATGATGGCCATTGAGGCCTCTATATCGATTTACGTCAGGAGACTGAAACGAATGCAACGATTGGATGTTAATTCTCAATCTCTTCCCGATGTCACGCCAGAGGAAATTCCTGATGACCGTAA